ACGATGAGCAAGGTAAACTTCACGTTAGTGTGAAAGCCAATAAACCACTCGTATATAGACAATGTTTACAGAACAAGAAATTGAATCGTTCCTACACGGAAACGATCCCGAAGAATTTATAGTCGCTATCGAATTCGACTACGCTTCCAACTCCATCTACAAAATCAAAGAAATTCCTGGTAAAGGTAAAGAAATCCGTAAGGATACGTTTACCCCATTCGCATGGGTTGGTGATTTACGCGACATCAACTTTTATGGTGGTTCAAAGGCCGCTCAGAAGGAAGCCATGACCAAACATGGTATCACAATTGAAAAACTTGACACTCACGGTAATAAAAGATTAGAAAGAGGTATGACCTTTATGGTTAAATCTCTTAAAGGTTATCGTGAACTTGTGCAATTTTTTAGAGAAGGTGGATGCGATCCGTGGGGCGAGAGAACAAAAGATAAAATAATTATTTTGTCTCCTGTTGAACAATATCTTGTTTCAAAAGAAAAAAGATTGTTCAAAGGATTTGAAGATTACAATCAAGTAACCCGTTTGGTGTTTGACTTGGAAACTACCTCCTTAGAACCTAAGGATGGTCGTATATTCATGATTGGAATTAAATCCAATAAAGGGTACCATAAGGTTATTGAATGTATTGACGAATCTCAAGAAAGAGGAGCAATCATAGAATTTTTTAATATTATCGATGAATTGAAACCAAGTATTATTGGTGGATACAATTCAGCAAACTTTGACTGGCATTGGATTTTTGAGAGATGTAAAATCTTGGGGATTGACCCTAAGAAGATTTGTCGTTCATTACACCCCCAACATTCATTCACAAGAAAAGAAGGTATGTTGAAACTTGCAAACGAAGTTGAGTTGTATACTCAGACTTCCATTTGGGGGTATAATGTTATTGATATTATCCATGCGGTTAGACGAGCACAAGCAATCAACTCAAGTATTAAGTCTGCTGGTTTGAAATACATTACCCAATATATTAATGCCGAGGCTGAAGACCGAGTATACATTGACCACTTGGACATCGCTCCATTTTATACTAAGAAGGAAGAGTATTGGTTGAACATTCAGAATGGAAATTATCGTAAAGTAGGGTTAGACCCGAAGATTGATAAAATTTGTGAAGGTAGAGAAGATGTTTACATTAAAACTACTGGTGACAACTTGGTTGAAAGATATCTTGATGATGACTTGGACGAAACCTTAAAAGTTGACCAAGAATTTAATCAAGGTTCATTCTTACTTGCTGCGATGATTCCGACTACCTATGAGAGAGTATCTACTATGGGTACCGCTACCTTATGGAAAATGTTGATGATGGCGTGGTCTTATAAACACAACATTGCTATACCTGCTAAGGAATCCAAGACTGACTTCGTAGGAGGTCTCTCACGACTACTTAAGGTGGGATATAGTAAGGACGTACTCAAGCTTGACTTCTCGTCTCTATACCCCTCCATTCAGTTGGTACACGACGTATTTCCTGACTGTGATGTAACGGGTGCGATGAAAGGTATGTTGAAGTGGTTTCGAGACACTCGTATCAGATATAAAAACTTGGCAGAACAGTACTACGAAACAGATAGAAAAAAATCTGAGTCTTACGGTAACAAACAATTACCTATTAAAATCTTTATTAACTCGATGTTTGGTGCCTTGTCAGCACCTCAGGTTTATGCTTGGGGTGACATGTATATGGGTGAACAAATTACTTGTACAGGGAGACAATACCTTCGTCAGATGATTAAGTTTTTTATGACTAAAGGATATGTTCCATTGGTAATGGATACTGACGGTGTAAACTTTTCTACACCTGAAGATGCAAAGAATCGTAAATACATTGGACGTGGTTTAAATTGGAAAGTTAAGTTGGGTAAAGAATATTTTGGACCTGAAGCAGATGTTGCAGAATACAACGACATCTTTATGAGAGGAGAAATGGCTTTGGATACAGATGGTGTTTGGCCATCATGTATTAACTTGGCTCGTAAGAACTATGCGGTTATGGATGCGAAGGGTAAAATCAAACTTACAGGTAACAGTATCAAATCAAAAAAACTTCCAATCTATATTGAAGAGTTTTTGGATAAGGGTATTAAGTTATTATTACAGGGGGATGGTAAAGGGTTCGTTGAATATTACTATGAGTATATTCAAATTATTTATGATAAGAAAATTCCTCTTTCTAAAATCGCTCAACGAGCTAAAGTTAAGTTGAGTATTGATGAATACAACAAAAGATTAACAACCAAAACTAAGTCAGGTAATAGTATGTCCCGAATGGCTCATATGGAACTTGCCATACAAAATGGATTAAATGTTAACTTGGGAGATGTTATTATGTATGTCAACAATGGAACTAAGGCATCACAAGGAGATGTTCAGAAAATGACGGTCAAACAATTAAAAGACTTGAATGCTCTCAATAAACTTAATAACCCGAAGTCATCGGAAGTTAAGGATGGTGTAGTTGTTAATTGTTATATGTTGGATAAAGATATTTTAAGTAATGACCCGAACTTAACTGGTGATTATAATGTGCCAAGAGCAATGGTAACATTTAATAAAAGAATTGAACCATTAATGGTTGTGTTTCAAGATGAAGTAAGAAACGGATTGATTGTTAGTGACCCTGAGAAAAGAGGAATATTTACAACCTCTCAATGTGAATTGATTAATGGACATCCATTGTCTGACGGTGACCAAGATAGGTTACAAGAAGATGTGTTGGATATTACTGAATTGGAACTCAAGTATTGGGAAAAAAGAGGTCTAAGTCCTGACTATATGTATGATTTGGCGGAAGAAGGTTGGGAAGAAAAAATTAAGAGTATCTAGTATTTATTAGAAATAAAAAAAAATAAAATGAAAAAGATAATTAGAATAACAGAATCTGAGTTAACAATATTAGCTAATAGAATAATTGAAGAAAATAAGAAATACGAATTCCTTGATGAGCATCCTTCTTATTCTGAATTGAATGTAAAAATTAAAGAATTAAAGAAGTTAATGAAAACAATCAGTAAGGACATTAGTGACGGTAAAGATTATGTTGCCGAGTATGTTATTGAAAAACTTTCATAGTAAAATCTAAGATTGTTTTAGACCGTCCGAGGAGAGGATATACCAATTACCTCCGATGAATCTAAATTCGATACAGGCAAATTTATCGACAACAACTTCATCATATTCTTCATCGATTTTTCCGACATCAGGTAATATGGTGAGATTAATCATTGATTTTACAACAACATGGTCAGTGGTCGTTGAATCTAAAATTATTACTGATTCAGAAACTCCTCTAACTACAATACAACTTTCTCCGTTGGTTCGATACGTGGTTTCTGAAACTACAGAAATTTCTGAAGTGGTAAGTACTTGTCCTCCGATTATTCTCTTGGAGGGTATAGATTTTATAATTGCCATAAATTATATTACGTATATTTGACGAGGCATTGCTCTAAATTTCATTTGTTTATTTAAGTTCTCAGCAATTAATGCTTCTCTCTCCATTACTTTTTCAGGTCTCATTCTTGTCAACCAACCTTCAGCACCAATTAATTCTTCAATTAATTTAGTTTTTTCATCTTTAGCTTCAGTCAACAAACTTTGATAATCCATAGTGATTTCGCTATCAGGTGTCTTAAGGTTTCCACTATATTTTCCTCTTACTCTTGCCAATGTTTCTTTACAATAAGCGGTGAACCATCTTCTAACCCACTGTTGGCCTGGTACGTTTAAATCTGTCCAAGTTAATTCTTCGATAGGTACGTCGGTAGGAAGTTTAATAATATCTGGATTGTTTTTTAAACAATCGGCTCTACTATCAGGTTCAACATCATAGTACCAATACCAAACTGCTTTACCAACATATTGTCCGTAAGTTGCCCAGTTGAATCTACCACCAGGTACATTATACAAATGAATCATTTTTTTACCATCAGGTAAACCTGTAATTCTATAAGTTAAAGAACCTCCTAAAATCCTATTAAGGATATTGGCTTCTTGGGCCCTAATCAGGTAATCGAATCCTGACATCATAAAATAAGATCCTTGGTTTCCCATTTGAGCAAATCCTGCTTCACTTGCCCCAAGACCAACACCACCAAACGGTCCTGCAAAACCACCCAATCCTAAATTGTATGGTCGGTCACTAAACCACAACAGTTCATTTACTTCTCGTCCTGCAGGGATTTCATAAGTTTGAGTATTTGCACTTAGAATAAAATAATCTTTTTTCAGAACCCAAGGACCTTCAGTTTGAAGACCTACAATTTTAGAATATGAATAACTAAATTGTTGTTCGAAATCCATAGTTCGAGTTACCAAAGCTCTGGCAACCGATCTTTCATTCATGTTTAAATTAACAAGATTGACCCATTGTGAATCAATTAACCATTGTAAGATATATTCTTCATAATCCCCAATAGCTAATTCAATTAGTGAATCCAACATCTCATCTTCAAGTTCTACACTTCTGAGTGGTGCACCTAATTGGTGTTTAATTCTAGTGTATATCCTACTTCTTTCTGGTTCTGGTATTGCTGACATATAATATAAATATTCACAAAATGTTTATTCGATGTTCAACTTCAAACCATCGATTGGAAACACATAATTTCCATCAACAATTTTTGGGGGTTTATTGAAAATCAAAACATTTCTACCTTTTTGAAAAATCATTAAGTCGGTTGTGTACGTTTCAACCTGAGCAGTACCAAGTAAAGTAATCGTTCCATTTTCTTCATCAACTATTTTTTCTTGAAAAGGTTTTACTTGAGCAGTTTCAGTTCTATCTCCATATATTAGTTTGAGATCAATACCATCATACGCATCCACTTCAAGACCTAATTTACCAATCAGTTCTATTTTTACTTGGCCTTTGAAAAATCTCTTCAATATCGCAGCGACAATTTGCTCCCTTTTTTCACCTGCTTCATGTCTTCCTTGTAAAGTTTTCATGATGTTTACAAAAGTTGAACTTTTCAAATCGAATATTCTAAATTTGAAATGATTTAATGCTGCCACAAATCTCTCAACTTCTTTTACTTGTTCTTCGGGAGTTTTCCCTACAAACGATATTGGTTTTTTACCTTTCATTGTGCTAATTACCTGGTTTACGTCATTAAGTAAAAGACAGAATGTAGTGTAGTTTGTGTTTAGTTTATTAATAACTGACCTTCCTTCGGATTCCAAACCAAAAATTCCTGTTAACTCACCTACGGGTGGATTATTAACATACAAATCACGAAAAACTTCCATTAATATTTTATCAATACCTTCTCTATATTTGTATTTAATTGTTTTATTAGTGTTAAATAAGTTTCTGTATATCTCGGTTTCTGTAAAACTACAAGACTCTGACTTTGCTTCCGATAAAAGTTTTTTGAATTGTACGGATTCCAAAAGTTTTGTCTCAGTTTTCATATCATAAAGTTTAGAAACAAAGTCCCAATTCACAACTTTCCAAAAGTTTGAGATGTATTCATCTCTTTTGTTTCTATATTTCAGGTAGTAAGCATGTTCCCATATATCTAATCCCAACAATGGAAAACCTCCACCTTCTATAATGTTCATAAGAGGATTGTCTTGATTTGCGGTGGACATAATTTTCAAAGAGTTTCTTCCTGTCAGGACTAACCATACCCAACCTGAACCAAATCTTTCTTTTGCGATTTCTTCAAATTTTTTCTTGAATGAAACAAAACTGCCAAATTCTTTTACAATTTTTTTGTATAAATCACCTTTAAGTTTTTTTGGTTCGGGTGACAACATGTTCCAAAACATTGCGTGATTGAATGCTCCACCCGCATTATTTCTAATTGTTTTGTCGAACCGACTTATGGTTTTGATTATTTGTTCTAACTCTAAATCTCCATACTTTTTCTTGGAGAGAGCATCGTTTAATTTATCAACATACCCTTTGTAGTGTTTGTTGTAATGGAAGTCCATTGTTTCGGGGTCAATAAATTGTTTGAGTGCTGAGTACGAATAGGGTAATTTCTCTATTCCAATTTTTTTCATTTCTGTGATTAACAACTCTTTTTCTCTGGTTACTTTTTGTTCTACAATCTGTAATTCGAGTTGTTGAATCTTCTTTTCTGTTTTATTCATTGTTGGCTTTAATTTACTATAAATAACACAAAATCAGTTTATTTTCTGATTTCGTTTATTCTCTTTAAAATTTCTTCAGCCATATCAGATGAATTGAGATTGTCTCCCATTACGGTTGCTATGACTTGTTTTTTATTATTTAATATGTCATAGATAATTCCTTCGATTGTATTTTCAAATATTGGGTAATAAACTAACACGTTGTTTTTTTGACCGTATCTATATGCTCTATCCTCTGCTTGAGCATGGTCTGATGGTAAAAATGATAGGTCATTCATTATTACCGCTTCGGCTGCCGTTAAAGTTATTCCTACTCCCGCAGCCTTTATATTACCAACAAATACTTTTATCTTGTCACTTTCTTGAAAACTATCTACACTGTGTTGTCTCTGAGGTTTTGACATTGCCCCGTCAACTTTCACCGAGGCTTTACCGAAGTGTTCACAAATCTTATTAAGGGAGTCTGTGAAGTTACAGAAAATAATTACTTTTTTTCCTTGTTCAATAATATTCTCAGCAAGTTCTATTGTTTGTGAAATTTTCTCATCCGCAATTACTTGCCGTATTTTTGTTAACTTGGTAAATTGAACCGTAAGTGATTTTGATTCCTCAGGATTCTTATCGTACCAATCATAATACTCACCCATAATTTCTTCATACATCTTAGATTTCAATCTAAGATATACTGGTGTGATTATTTTGTCAGGAAGGTCGAGAACATTTTCTTTAAGTCGTCTTAATGTGAGACCCGCGGTTCTGTCTCTTAATTCTTCAAGATTGGATGCTCCCGTAACATTCCATATTTTTCTACCACCCGCATTGAATTGATATCCACTACAATATCTGATGGCG